ACAACTAACCGTGTACCTAATCAGCTTGGAGTAACAACTGGCAGTAATATCTATAACGCAACTGATGAATTTTACATTGCTTATATTAGTTTCCAACAGGATCCTAACATAGCACGTGTAAGAGACATGATTAATAATTTAGTCACTGATAACTATCCAAGTACAAATATACCATTTATGAATGGTTATTTTGACAGAAGTTATGCTGAAGTATTAAATTATGGAACTCAGCGTCAAAGATATACCTGGGCATTTAAATTAACAAGATTAGAATTTCAATAATAGCCAAACACAAGGAGAACACTCATGGCACGTATTACAACAAACACAACTGGTACTCAACCAGTAATCATCATTGGACTTAGCGGTGCAAACTTAGCTAACTCTAGTGTCACATTGACTATCCCGTTTATTCAGGATTTGACAATCACAAACAGTACTGGCGTTTATGCTTATACTGACTTCAGTGACGTTGACCAACGCAAGTTGTCAACACCAGCTGATAACAAACTAGGCACCAACGTTGTTGTTGATGACAAAGCATACTTTGGTAACAGTGCGGCAACAGCAAACACAGCCCCATTCTTAGGCATCGCAAGCTTGTCAACTAACAAGAATGTGTTAGACTTTGAAGTCTATTGGAATGGTACAGCTAACGGAGCACACACTTACACTGGTACAGGTTTCATTACTAACTTGGCACCAAAGACTAGCCCAACAGCACCTGTATGGGTTACTCCTCTAGAGGTCGCTGTAGATGGCGCTTTCACTGTAGGCGTTGCACCTTAATCGGTACGATAGTATATAAAAAGGCACTTAGGTGCCTTTTTTAATATTAAAGGAAAACAAATGAATTATGACAAGAACAACGTATGGCTTAAGACTAATGAAGAAAAATTAAGAAGCCTACTTGCCGATGAAGCAAAACAAACGCCTATGATAGACAATCTACAGGCAACAGTTAAACAATTAAAAGCCAAGCAAATGTTTCGCATAGCGTTACTAAATCAATTGCTTGAAGATTCTAGTAAAGAATAAATACATTACAACAAATTAAAGGAAACATAACAAATGAAAATTCAATCTTTCGTAACAACTCCCCAACTTATAGAAGTAGTGTTAGACGAACCAAGTCTAGTAGAAACCTATGGAGAACCAATCACATTTCACACTTATGACATTGTAAGCATGAGTGTATACTTTGACTTTTTTAACGCACGTTCAAATAGTGAGTTTGATCTATTAACCAAATTGATTAAGTCAATGATTTTAGATGATAAGGGTAAGCCTATACTTACTGAAGAAAAAGATTTGCCTATTGATATCGTAACAGCCGCAGTAATTAAACTGGGAGATATTTTGGGAAAGTCACAAGGCAAGAAGTCAACCCCAAAGACTGGAGAAGCGCAAAAATAATAACAGTAGGTAGAATCGCTAAGTTGTATGGTGTACTGCCTAGCGTAGTTATCAATCAAGCGACAACATACGACTTAATGGTAACTGATGTTCTTGCCACATATGAGAGTTATGAGTATCACAAAGCAAATGGCAGTGTGATGCCCCAAGAAGATGCGTATGCAGAAAATGAATTGATGGATATAATGAGGAAAGCAAATGAGCAAAACAAGTGATAGATTAAACCAAATGCTGAACACACTAAACAGCAATAAACTTGCTCAGGTTGGTTACCAAGAGTTTGTTAAAAACACTCCAGTCAAAACAGGTAATGCCAGACGTAGCACAAGTTTGCAAGGTAACCAAATCAATGCAAACTATAATTATGCCGAAGTATTAGATCAAGGTCGAGGCTTTCGTGATGGTCAAATGCGTGGTTCAGTACAAGCACCAAGAGGTATGACTGAACCAACAATTGAAGCAATACGATTGTATTTTCAACAACAAACAGGCATAAGAATTAGAGGTTAAACAATGGCAACAATAGACAATTATACAATTAACATTAACGTTAAAGGTGACGCAGACCTTAAAAACGCTACACAAAGTGCCGACAATCTAAGTAAAAAACTTGATAACATGGGATCAAGTAGCGGTGCCATAAATCAATTCAATAACAAGTTAAAACAAGGTAGCGAAAACCTAAGTCATACTACAGAACGTATGAACTTGTTAAAAGAGTCAAGTGAAAAATTGTTAGTTGCTTTTGTTGGTTTGGGTGCTATTGAATTTGTCAAAAAATTATTAGAAACAGCAGATGCTACAGACAAAACAGCAAATGCTTTTGGTCTTAGTATTGAACGTACATTAGAATTACAAGCCGCGTTTCAAAAGATAGGTGTTGAAGGTAATGGTATGGCTCGTACCATGACTACTGTTGCTGATGCAATGGTTAAACTACAGCATGGTGATCTTGATACAATTGCTACATTCAAACAACTTGGTCTTACATATGATGATTTAAAAGGTAAGAGTCCAGACCAACAACTTGTAATGATTACCAAAGCAGCCGCTGACAGTGCCAAAACAGTTGAAGATTTAACTGCCGCACATACATTGCTTGGTAAGAAAATGACTGGTAAAGACTTGAAAGAGTTTAACGACACACTACAAGCAGTTACAGGTACAATGGCTGGTGCAGCCGAATCTACTAGAAATTTGAAACAAGTCCAAGACAATTTGGAAATGAGTGCTATTAAAATCAAAACAGCATTCTTAGAACTTATTACACCAGTAGCAGAATTCTTTGCCAAGTTTTCTAGTGAAGGCGATCATTCAAAAGAAATTGCAATTGCTATGGCAACAGCATTGGCAGCAATTGGTGGCACATTAGTTATCAGTGGTATCAATGCTGTAATTGGTGCAGTAAGTACATTGACTGCCTACATGACCGGCTTGTTTGCAGTTGAAACAGGTGGTGTCGCTGTAACAACTTCATTAACGGCCGCTGAAACAGCATTATTAAGAGTTCAAGCAGCCAGTGCAGTTGCTAGAGCAGAATCATTGGCAGCTATTGTTGCAGAACAAACAGCAAGAATTGAAAGTCTTGCTACAATGGAAGCTGACGTTGTTGTAACTGCCCAATTGACAGCAGCCAAACGTGCATTGATGTTAGCAAGTGGTCAGTTAGCATTAGCACAAGGTACTGCCGCAGGTGCAACAGCAGGATTAGCAGCCGCAGAAGGTGCCGCTACAGTTGCAACAGTAACTCTTACAGGTGTAATGGCTCCATTGCTTGCGGCAGCAGGTACATTACTAACTGTGTTCCTTGCATTAGAAGCAGTTAATTTATTGACTAAGAATGAGCAAGGTAAGGGTTGGTGGGATCAAGCCGCAGAAGGATTAGAAAAATTAGTCAGAACAGCAACGCCAGGTCTTGCTGATACATTAGAACGTATTGGTAAAGCATTAGGTATGGCACCAGGTGCAGGATCACAACCAGTTAATACAGGTAGCGGCTTCAGAACACCTGGTATGGGTCCACAAGCTGTTGCAGGAGCAGGTATTGATGTAGTTGGTGGTGGCGGTGCCGCAAGCGCAGAACAAAAAGGTAAAGCTCAGTTAGACCAATTAGCCAAACTTCGTGTAGAACAACAAAATCAGCTTTCAATATTAAAAGAACAACAAAACATTGATGTAAGACGATATGAAAATGCACTAAAACTAATTGGTGTAAGTCAAGTTGAAAAAGCAACTGAAGAAGCCAAATTTAGTTCTATAGAAAAATCAACACAAGAGATTTTTAATTTACAAAATCAAATACGTGTTAAACAAGCTGAAGTTGCAAACACACCTGCAGGATCAGCACAAGCACAAGCACAAACTGAACTTGCTGGATTACAACAACGATTAAAATTTGTAAAAGAAAATACAAATGCACAAGCAGAACTTGCTGGTCAACAAGCAAAAAATCTTGAGTTAGCCAGACAAGCAAATGCTATTGCAATATTTGGTCGTGATTTAGAATATAAGAAAACTGATGAGTTGTACACACTACAACAAGATATAAATGCATTAACAATGACCAACGATGAAAAGCGTATGGCAAGTGTGCAACAACTTATCAATGCAGAAACAACTGCCGAAATACGCCGCCGTGAAGCAATGTTAAAGCCAGGCGAAAGTTTAGGTTTTGAAGAACAAATATCAATTATTAATCAAGTATCATTGGCAATGGATCCATTGATTGAAAAGAACAAAGAATTAATTGCCATAAGCAGAGAGTTTAGTACAGGTTGGAATGCAGCCTATAAACAATATATTGATGATTCTAGTAATGCCGCAAAACGTGGTGGAGATGCATTCAATGCATTTACTACAAATACAAACAGTGCAATTGACAACTTTGTATCAACTGGTAAATTTAGTTTTGAAGATTTTGCTAGAAGCATCATACAAGACTTAATTAAGATTGAATTAAAAGCAGAAGCAAGTCAATTGATTAAAGGACTGTTTGGTAGTGGTGGCGTAATGGGCTTCTTGGGCGATATCTTTAGAGCAGACGGTGGTCCAGTTGCAGGTAACAAACCATACATTGTTGGTGAGAAAGGTCCTGAATTATTCGTACCACAAGGTGCTGGGTCAATTGTACCTAATGGTGCCGCAATAGGTGGTGCAGGCGGAGGCAATAGTGCTCCTACTAATGTTGTTAACAATGTTTATAATGTATCAGCAATTGATAGCAGAAGCGTAGCCTCATTCTTTGCTGAGAATCGTAAAACAATGTTAGGTACAATGCAATTGGCACAAAAAGAATTGCCATATAGTAACAGATAAGGAATAAAAGAT